AGGCACGATAGGTGTTGTTACGGTCTTAGTCATCGCCCTTCACCTTGTCGCAATGTAAGTAAATATAAGTGGCAAGCATGACGCCAGCCATAGAGCCTATCATGCTGCCAAATAATATGATGGTGAGCCTAGAGGGCTAGAATGTATATTTGAAGATATTAGATGGGTATTACGTGAGATAGAAGATTGCTACAACATTGCTCATGGTGAATATGATGACGATTAACACAGACTACGCACAATACTGGGCTTACGGACACAAAGATGAGCCTATTGAGCCCCCTAAGCCTGTAGAAGAACCTAAAGATGACACTATAAAGAGCCGTGTCATCACACCTATGATTATTAAAAAACATAGATCTGGGAGATCAAAGTTATGAAATTGTTAATTATTGGCATATGCCTAGGGCTAACATCCTGTACTCTAAATATGAGTATGACGCAAGCAACGGATGGAGCCCAAGATGTAGTCGATGCGCAACAAACTTCAGAATTTGATACAGAATTAGAGGGCCACCTATGAACTATTCACATGCATTAATTTGTTTTACCTTGGTATCATGCACACCTATAGAGCGTGAGATAGCCGAAGAGGCTGTAGAAGTTGTAATAGACTTCGAGAAGGGCGTAAAAGCTCCTGTGCCTAATCCATTAGACGAAGAGGATAAGACTGGCGCTCTTATTAAGAATGATGACACATCACGGTCATACAAGAATCAAAGACAATATCCTCCTAGGGGACAAAGAAACATAAACAGAGGCGCATAATGGATAAAGTAATTAAGAAAGCTGCTAGCAAAATAGTAAAGAAAGTGAAAAGCGAAGAAAAAGGCTTGCTTAATGCTGATAAAAAGGTCGATAAGCGCGTAGAAACTGCTGAAAGCAAGCTACGCAAGATGAAAAAGGGTTGCTAGTAATTAACATTATCGTACAACCAATTTGTGCCTTCTGATAGACTAAAATTTTACGAAGGTGAAGCATGTCAAGTCCTATGTCTAATTATTCCGATGATGCCAAGCAATTCCTCCACGAATTCAAAGCTAAAAATAAGAATTCATATTTAGAGGATCATCAGGATATAGTCAAGGAGTTTGGAGAGAACTACGAGCGTGCTTACCAGCAGCTAAATACTTTCTACGCCGAAGCCTACAGGGACCTGTCCTACTCTTTAGGCAATCAATGGTCACTCGAAGAGATCGCTTATCTTAACAACCAGAGGCGTAGTTCCTTCACTTACAACATGATACGCCGCTTGGTAAACCTTGTAGAAGGTATCCAACGCGACGGTCGCCTTGCCACTAAGATTAGCCCAGTCGAAGACTCCTCCGAAGAAACAGCAACGCTAATGACTGATGTAATGCAATACATTATGAATTCTGGAGGCGGTTATGACAAAATTTCCCAGGCATTCCGAGATAGCTTGGTTACGGGTATATCCTGGATCTGCCCTTACCTCGACTACCGAGGAGACCCAGTCAACGGAGATGTCAAATTCAATATTACTAACTGGAATGACAGTATCTGGGATCCCTTTTTCTTTGAGAAGGATATGTCCGACTGTTCATTCTGGGCACGCCGTAAATACCTAGACCGCTCTACAGTCATCAGTCTATTACCAGACCAAGAAGAGCGCATTCAAAATCTAGCTTATGGCAACAGAGATGATAAATTTACTTACATGAGTTTTGCCAGAAACTGGGGCATGCAGAAGTTATTGAACTACACAGAATACTGGCGTAGAAAGTGGGAAGTAAGAGATGTTCTTGTCGATATGGACTCTGGAGAAACTACAGAGTGGAAGGGACCTAAAGACCGACTACAATTCATACAAGCTATACATCCTAATCTCAAAATTATTCGCAAGCCTGTGCGCACTGTTGAGCTGGGCATTATTGTAGAAGGGGAACTGCTTTATTATGGTAAAGATCCTTGGGGCCTCGATGATTATCCTTGCGTTCCTATCTTTGGTGGTGACTATAGCCCAACATATGACTTGTACACCTGGAAACTACAGGGAATCGTACGATACATTAGAGATCCTCAGACAGAGCTTAATAAGCGCATTTCTCGCCACGTTGACCTTCTTGATAGCCAGCTTAATAGCGGCTGGATAGCCAAGACTGGCGCAGTAACTAATACCTCCTCCCTCTTCAAGTCGGGCAATGGACAGGTGGTGTTCATTCGCCCCGATGCGAATATGGAAGACGTACAACGTATTATGCCTCCAGATATCCCTCAAGGGCAAATGATGCTAACGGAGATGTTCAATGAGATCATACCAAACATACTCGGCATCAATCCTGAGATGCTTGGAATGCCCGAGAATGAAAAAGTCGAAACTGCTGCTATTCTGGCTAAAATGCGGCAGTCAGCCGGACTTATATCATTACGTGGTGTGTTTGATAACCTCGCTGAAAGTCAGAAGATCTTGGGACAAAAGGTTATGAAGATGATGCAGGTGAACTATTCACCTGAGAAGGTAAAACTTATCACCAAAAAAGATGTAACGGATGAGTTCTATTCCAAATCCTTCAGTCGATATAACGTGACAGTAGAGCAAGGCCTCCTCACCTCTACACAGAAACAGACTGAGTTCATGCAGCTATTCACGATGAAGCAAGCTGGTATGCCTATACCTGATAGCCTAATCATAGAGAAGTCTGACCTACACTGCCGAAAAGAGCTTAACGAGATCCTCGATGCGCAAGCTAAGCAAGAGCAAGAGACAATGGAACGCCAGAATGCAATGCAAGAGCAGCAGCTAGAAACAACTACAGAAGGCATTCTTGCAAAAGCTAAGGCCGATCAGAGCTTGGCGATGGAGCGCATGAATAAGATTCACCTAGATGAGGCTATATCAGCTGAGCGTATACAGAAGGCACAAGAAGAGTCTTCCGCCCAGATGCTTAACTTCGCTAAGATGCTTAAAGAGCTTGAAGGCATAGATATGGAGCACATGCTTCGCAAAGTGGAAACACTGCGTAACCTTACGGAGCTTGAACTTGCTCACAAACAGCATGATCATGAGGTGACAAAACATCAAGACGATATGTCACTACAGCATCGTCAACTTGATATGCAACAGCAACAGCAGATGCAGCCTCAGGAGTCGGTTGTTCAACAATAAGACCATGAATAACTACCCATCCGCCTTGAGTTATCTCAACTCTAGTAGATGGGTCATATTTAGATGTATCAAATAATGGTTCAGTCATGAGGCGCCTCCGGAAGTTCCGCCCAGTGGGTAACTCTTATAGGTAGGTCTGTAAAACTATCGCATTCGAAGTATTTATCGCACTCATAGCAGTAAAACTTACATTTACGAAGTTTTTCTGAGTAATAAAGTATACCTATATGTTTATCGCCATTTCCTGTTTTGAATTGAATATCTTCCCAACCAATAGGGTCAAATTCCCATATGTCTAGCCATTCAGTCATTCCTAGGCTCACTTGGGTAAAATGTTCTATTTTCAAATGGTGTAAACATGTCTAATATAGCTTGAGGAGTTGGATGAGTTAACAATATTGAATCAAGAATTCTATTTTTCTCTAGATTTTCATCACCTACAATCCAACCCGGAATTTCGCACCAATATTGGACACCTGTAATGTTATGGAAATACCCTTCGCGCTCTGTAACACAATAGGTTTTCCAGCAATAACTATCATCTGATTCATCATGAAAGTACATAGCATTTGTTCCGTTGCAATAGCCTAGTCCGTCATCAAAGAAAACGAAAACAAAGTGTTTGTCATTTTCAGTACTTATATGAGGATGTCTATTTTTTACACTAATCCATTCAGTCATGTTTAATTATCTATCCTAAAAAGTCGCTTTAAAAATGCTTTAAATCCACCATTGCAAGTCATAGGTGACCATTGATCTTTGCATCTACTTTCTACTCTTTCTATGTGTTTAGCATAATAAGTTAAAGCTTTTTCAAGTCCAGCTACTCTTTCTTCTAAAGTGTATTTGTTTTCTTTAGTCATTCCGCCCTCCAAGCTGATAATACCCCATTATACACAGACCTAAAGAATGGCGCCATCTCCTGATCCTTCTTAGGCCCGTTAACATATCTCCAGATCTCCCTATGGCAATAAACGCATAGGCCACGGCCTTTATGGCGTCGCTCTGTGGTTTTGCAATAGCGACAGCATGTGTGGCGTTTAGACCATTCCATCATTTTCTCCTAAAAACCAATCTTCTAAAATTACCTGTGCAGCAAAAAATCCAAGTTCATGATCTTTATGAGACATATAGTATTTCAATGTATTTATATATCCAAGAAATTTTGGGTCTGTTAATGTTCTGCCCGTATTCCATTCAGTTTGTGCTAATTTTAGTTCCCGATCTAATTTCTTTAATATCTTTATGTAAAAGTTGTCATTTTGGTTTGTATTTTTCATCTAATAAAGCTCCCATTTTCTGTGCTAAGTTTTCTATTTCTATACCATTTTCCTGTAAATTGCTATACACACCACTTAGTCTATTAAATTTGCTCCGCAATGTCGGTGCGGTGGGCATAACTAACTTACCTGTACCATTTTTACGATTGCCACCTTTTAAAGTTGGTGTTGCCAGATATGTGTTTGCAAATTTGGTAAAATCTTCTAATGTAACTTCATGTATGTATTTGTCTTTAAATACAGCAAATACAGTATATAGTTCTTTTATGTCTGTAATTGTCCTGTCGGCAAGGTTATCTTTAATAGCCCGGCGCATCTTCAATTCTATAGCATCAAAAAACAAAAGTATTTCCGTTGCTGGCGGGTTAAAGGCCTTAATTTCATTTAATAATTCACTTTTATATCTTACCCACAACTTGGCAGTATCTTTGTCTGCAAATGAATGAGTAACAACTTCTTTGTTTATGCATACCCTAGCTCTATATTTGCCATTTCTGAAATCAATTTTGCTCATATTTAGCCTTTAATCTGTGTTTCCATAGTAAATACCCAGCCTCGTATATGCTAATGGGGTTCATATAGGGGATATTAAGCTTCTTCAAAAGCTCAATTTGATGTTGGGTAGCAGTGTTAGAAAATAAACATTCCGCTTTCTTATCAAATATTATTATCTTTTCTTTTATAAGCGAGAAGTCCTTAAGCGACATTCCTTCAAACGTTTCCTTAAGCTGTGTTAACCTAATGCCATCTTCATACTCAAACGTAGGAAGATCATCAAGTTCACAAGCCACGTTAAATGTAGAAATATTATGTACATTCTCGGTTAGTTCATAGAGATAGCAGAGCTTTTTACCTGGGGAATTTCGTAATCCCCTGCCTATCATTTGGCAGTAAAGAGACTTGGACTTAGTGGGCCTAGTAATCATAATTGCATCAATAGAGGGTTCATCAAATCCCTCTGTCAGTAACTGACAGTTAAAAAGCACCATGATTTTACCAGACTTAAAGTCTTTGATAATCTGCTTTCGATGACTCTTAGGCATAGCTCCATATATTGCTCTTGCTGCAATGCCATGCTCAGCAAAATAATGCTCGAGTTTCAAAGCATGATTTATACTTAGACAAAACACTAACGTTTTTTTATTTACGCAATTATCTTTGTAAGTTTTAAGTATGATGTTATTTCTAGTGTCGTTGTCAAGTATCTTAAGGCATATTGGTGAAAAGTCCCCAGCTGATAATCTCCGAGTGTCAAACTTTTGCCCAGTCTTAATCCTATAAGAAACCATATCACATAGATGACCAAGATTTATTAAATCATAAATAGTCCTGCTAAATGTTAACTTATCAAAGATCTCAAGCAGCGGAAGCTTATCAGAACGTTCAGGGGTAGCTGTAAAGCCACATATCTTAACTTCAGGATATTTTTCCTTGTAGCTGTTTATAAAGTTCTTGTAGGTATCACTCTGTGCTCTGTGCGCTTCATCAATTATGATGGTGTCAAACTTAGTCTCTAATAGCTTCTCCGTGATTGATTCATAGCTAACAGATGCAGCTGTCATGATATTCACTTTCTTAAATACAATATTACTATCGTATTTAGCAAACACTTCCGACTTGTGAAAAAAGTTTAGTGCGCTTTCATCCACTTGTTCTAATAGCTCTCTAGTAGGGACTAATATCAACGATTTCTTGCTGTAAAGAGAAAGGTATTTCAGGAAAGTAATTGTCTTTCCTGCGCCTGTAGGCATCTGTATAATTTGCCTATCATTATCTTGAAAGTGTGAATGCATCGTTTGAATGCATTCTAATTGGTAGTCTCGTAATTCCATATAGTGCAACCTTACACCAATGCATAATTAATCACAACTCCTAATTACTTTTTCTTGTCTATATTTATGCGTTAGTATTTACTAGAGTTTTAGATTAAAACTAAAGAGGTACCCCATGTCCACAGGAATTCCTAAGCCAGGCCAGCCATCACAACCTAAGCCATCACCTAAGGGCGCTCCAGGCTCTTCGAGGGGTCGCTAATGAGCTTTAATATTCAAGATCAAGGCTTCATGCCTGAAGATTCCTACTCACGTAAGCTAGATAGACGCGTAGCTATGGACGAATACCCTTACGGCTATGAGGGCGAAGTTCCTCCTGCTGGCCACAAGAATGGCATGGAAGGACTTATCAATGATAAGTACAAGAATACCCCAGGTAAAGCTGAAAAGCAGCCATGGAAGGGCATGAAATAATGGCTAAAAGCTTAAACGATCAGAAGCCAAAGCCTAGACTTGGTAACGACCCAAACTTACACGGCAAATCGTCCGTTGATAACGCAGGCGGGGCTAATCCCGATTCTGTAAATCCTTCTAAAAAGAAGAAAGGTAAATAATATGTACGAACATGAAACAGATAAGCCTTCTGCGGCTCCTAAAGGCAAGATGCCTTCTAACATTCATCCTATGAATGATTTCAAAGCAGATTGTTCTGATCAAGCATATGGCCAAGGTGGAAAAGCCGGCTGCATGAAAGATCATGGCAAAATTATGTCCCAGCATTTTTCTGGCGCATACAAGAACGACGGGTACTAGATGACTGAGGAAAAGCTTGGAGATGTTAGGGATGCTATGGCAATGGATTGTTGGGAGATTGCACAAGGCATCGCCAATGATCGCAGTCATGATCCAAAGCCCTTTTACATCCTATATTCTGCTAAGGTGGACCCTGCGTTGGCTGGCGCTGATGCTTGGGGTAAACACGTAGCAGGTGGGATTAGACAGTCTTTTAAACTCTCTTATGCTCGTCCTCCTTTTGTACTCGGTATGCTGGTATGGTTCGTTAACGCACCATTAGGGATTTTTGAGTTTGTTTCTGAACTCTCAAGTCCACCAGATATACCAATAGATCCAAGCTTGCTATCGACTAAGTCTTATGACCAGTCCTATGCACTCATGGACAAAGCTAAAGAAATGAACAAGGTAATACCGCTAATCAGTTAGCGTAGCATAGTAACTTTTAAACGGGCGTAAATCGAGTGTCGCCGACTCAAGGAAAACTATGACAATATACGATCAAGACTACATGGCCGAACTGGACATGCAGCAGCAATACTCAAAGGGCGTAACAGATCCAGCCGCCGTGGATCAGGTAGCTACTCCTCAAGAAGCTGAGATTCCTACAGAAGAAGCCCAGCAGGCCGTTGAACCTGTACAAGCGGATTCTGATAAGGATTACAATTTCAGAGCTCTCAGAGAGGAACTAGCACAGATTAAAGAAGATCGGGATCGCCTACGTGGTGACTTCGAAGATCTTCGCCGCAACAATGTGCAACGTCAACCTGAGCCGCCTCGTAAGCGTGCGATTGATGAGATTAACTCTGATGACCTCATCACAGGTGCACAACTAAAAGCAGCCATGGCAGAGCGTGAAGCGGAGTACCAACTCCAGCTTGGAGAGCTTCAGGTCAAAGCGCAGTATTCCGACTATGACGAGGTAACAGCTAAGTATGGCGTTCCTCTTATTGAAAAAGAACCTGATTTCGCCCAAGGATTTCTTGCCTCCAACAACAAAGCTGCTTACCTTTACAAACTTGGTAAGATGGCTATGTCTGCGGAACAAAGGCAACAAGCCCCAGAGCCTGTAATGCATGCTCCGCAACCGTCGAGAGACGCTCAGCGTATAGTTGAAAACTCTAGAAAGCCCGGTACCCTCTCCAATGCGGTAGGTGGTGCTGGTAACCTCTCTAAAGCTGACTACTATGCAACGATGTCGGATGCAGAATTTAATAGCATGGTGCAGAAGAACTTGGACGCGATCTAAATAAAAAGTAGATCAAATGGCAATTACAACAATGACGAACCTTCCTCCGGAAGTTCGCACCTATTTCGATAGAATGTTGTTGACTCTAGCTAGACCATACTTCATCTACGATCTTTTCGCCCAAAAGAGACAGATTCCTCTGAACTCTGGCGACCAGATGGTATTTGCAAGATACGGTACGCTATCTGCAGCAACAATCCCACTAACCGACGGTCAAACACCTGCTGGTTCACAATTATCACGTACAGACTTTAAAGCTGCTATCAGCTGGTACGGTGACTACGTTACTATCTCTGACCAAGTGCAATTCGTTGTACAGGACAGAGTGCTGAACGAAGCTACTAAAGTTCTGTCTCTACAGCTTGGTCTAACTATCGATACCCTCATACGCGATATGATGGTTTCGACAGCATCGACTATTGCTTGCTCTCATGGCGTAAACGGCGGTAACCCTACTGAAATCACAGATAGTGATATTCAGACAGCTATCGTTGCTCTTCGTCAAGGTAACGCTCGTCTAATGACGAACCCACTACCAGGCGAGAACAAGTTCGGTACAGCACCTATCCGTGCATCGTACTGGGGCTTTATGAGCGTAGATATGCAGAAAGACCTAGAAGCTGTATCAAGCTTTCTCTGCTGCTAACTACCCTAACCAAGCTAATGCACTAGAAGCTGAATGGGGTTCAACACGAAACGTAAGATGGCTGTTGAATACTAATGGCTTTAGTGGTGGCACCTCTGTAGGTGGTACAACTAGACCAATATATTCTTCGTTCATTCTTGGACAAGAAGCATATGGCGTAGTAAGACTTGGTGCAAAAGAAGCTGAATTTATCGTGAAGCCTCTTGGCGCATCTGGTACTGCTGACCCTCTTAATCAGCGTGGAACCGTTGGCTATAAGTATCCTTTCGCAACAAGGATTTTGAATGACAACTGGATCACACGTTTAATCTCTACACACTCATAAGGAGGGTATATGGTTTTATATAGAGCAGATACTCTTATTGTGGCTTCGGCTGGAGTGCAACAAGTCCTAAATTTAGGCTTCATTCCTGATATTTTCAGAATGAGAAACGACACTATCCTATCTTCAGGTACCTTAACAGGTGTTACTGAAGTTTATTGGGATAGATATATGGGTGGACTTGCTACTCCACGGACTAGTATTGATACTATGACGACAGGTGTTGCTGCGTTTAGTTCCATTAATTCTGGAACAATCGCTGCGGCTACTGGAGTGGTTCCATATCAAACACCAGATTCAAATCTGTTTGTTCCTGCACAAGCTCCTTACAATGTTACAT